TGGCTGCTGGCAAATTCTTTGTAAATGACTATGACCGAAAGTGCATTGATAGCGTGATAGCATATCATAACACTACACAAAAAGAGATGCGAATCAAATACAAAGATTACTATCATTTATTTATGCTTATAATACGGTATGAAATTGTAAACAATAGACTGGCAGAAGGTGAAACATTAAGCATACTTGAAATACTAGACAAAATTGAAAATGCTTTAGTGTTGCCAGACTTTGAATTTGAACAAGTAAATCTAATGATTGAAGCACAAGGTCAAAGAGAATTAAACACCGATAACAAGTACGGAGAATTTAGACTAGATTCAATTATGACCGAAGCGCAAAAAGACAAATTACTAGAGTTAATTAAATCTAAGGTGGATTTTCTAATACTAAAAAAAGCAACCATAAATGAAAAATAATGATTGAAAAAATATCAGAAGTTAGCGACAAACAAACTAAAGACCTAGAATGGTTTGAAAAAGAATACAAAAAAGCATTTGTAGATTTAAACCAAAAACCAAAAGCACCAGAAGGTATTATTTCAATTGGTGAAAACACATACAACGCAAAAACAAGAAGAACGCACATATTCACAAAAGGAGAATTGTCTGTAATTTCAGCACCAAGTAAAAGCTTTAAATCAACTTTTAAAAGTCATTTAGCTGCTGCTTTTTTTACAGGAACTTCAAAAGAATTTAGTGAAATACAAGGACATAGAAAAAGAAATGAAACAGTAATTGACGTTGATACTGAACAAGGAGCATTTTACAGTTGGCATACTTTCAATAGAACTAACCGAATAGCAAATCTAAACCTACAAGGCGCTTACTTTCCTTTTAAGCTGCGACACATGATGCCAAGCCAAAGAGTTGACTTTATAGATGCTCTTTTAATAAGCGGTAAAATCAAGAATCCTGCTTTAATCTTCATTGACGGAATTGCAGATTTGATTGAAGATACAAACGACCTAGTAATCAGCAATCAAATCATAAACAAAATAATGCGCTGGACAGATGAGTTAAATATCCACGTAAACGTAATTATACACAACGCATACGGAACGAAAAAACCGACTGGCCATTTAGGTAGCGTATCTGTAAAAAAGGCTGAAACAGTAATAAATATAAACGAAGAAGTAGACCAAGAAGGCAATGGATTAAACTATTTCGGAGTTACACATCAGTATAGTAGAGGGGCAAGTTTTGATAAATTCTACTTTAAAAACGACCCACAAAATGGTAGATTGCAACAAGTCGATGAAGGTGGTATTGACGAACAAGAAAATATATATTAAAATTAAGTTAAATTGGTTTGCATATATGGAATGTATTTGTATATTTGTGATGTAGAAAGGAATTAACCACTACATTAAATATTAGAAATTATGAATACAGTAATCGAAGTAAAAGCAAATCAAAAAAACAAAACTTTTACAATACGTAAAAAATACACCGATGGAACTTCTGTAAAATACAGAACTACACAAATGAACAAAGAAGATTTTGAAAGTGCAGAAATGAATACACTAAATGACTGGAAGCATTTTTTAAAATATGGTAATTACTTTATTGTATAACTCAATGCTATGCCAATATTTTTAACGAATTAAATAAACCTAAACAATGAATAAGATAGCAAGAGAACAAGCAGATTTGTATCAAGACTTCTTTAACTTTTTAAGCCAAGAACATAATTTGACTTGTACCATTGAAGAAATGGACGAAATTATACACGAAGCACAGACCTTCGTTAAAAAATTTGATATAGCCAATTTTGTTGTGCCGAAGGGTACGTTGTGCGATGTATGCGGTTGTGAGAATACAATTACTGTATCTCATAAAGGCGAAAACTGTGATTGGTGTAACCCACTTTAAGCACAATGCACTACAACGGTTTGGCTATGAAATGTAGCGGAATTGGAACACTAAACTATCATATGAGAACGAACTTTATTAACCTTACGGCAAGCACTAAATCCGCTATTTTTTATAGCCTGTGTTACCTGCCGTTTTTATCTCGAAATTATGAGCAAACGACTTGAAATATTAAAAAACTCTTTGATTAAAAAAGAGCAACAATTTGACGACAAACTGCAAAACCACATTGATACGGTTAAGCAGGCTAACGGACAACCTTTAAATGACAAAAGGAACGGACAAGCGACATTAAACAAATGGGATAGACAAAACGAATCTTTGCGGGACTTAAAAGATAGCATTCAAAAAACAAAAGATGCTATTGAAAGAGAAGAGGGGAAAATAATGGACGTTGAGCAAACGAATAAAATAATACCTACTGAAATATTGGATTTGGTAGAAAAAGGCGAATTAAACCAATGGCGAAAACATCCAAATACTTTTTTTGTGCCCGATGTTGAAAAGGCTCGTATTGTTTGGGATGATAAACGCAAAGTTGTTGCTCATAGATATGCTCACTTAATTACTGAACAAGAACAACGAACTAAATTCGTTCGCTTGTATAATGGACTGAACTCTGTCTTAAATGGCTTGAAACAAAAATAATAATCATTAAAACCTAAAAAAATGAGAAATTACCTATCTTTGCTAAGTGAATGCAAAGCAATACATAAACTTACACTTAGAACAACTCAAAAAAAAAGGAGTGATTGAAGACTTCACCCTAGAAAAAAGATTTGATAAGATTAGAAGGTTTAGATTTGACTACGCAATACAAGAAAAAAAAATAGCAATAGAATACGAAGGAGTGTTCAGCACAAAGTCAAGGCATACAGGAAAAATGGGATATTCAAAAGATTGCGAGAAGTACAACCTAGCAATATTAAACGGTTGGAAGGTGTTAAGGTACACAGCGGTAAACTTTGGCAACTTAGAAAAAGACTTAAACAAATTACTAGAATTATGATAATCTACAAGCTAAACAGAAAATGGAAAGCATAACAGTATCTATAAACACAGTAAAAATAAACCCAAACAATCCTAGACTTGTTAAAGATGATAAGTTTAAGAAGTTAGTAAACAGCATTAAAACCTTTCCAGAGATGCTTAAAATACGCCCTATTGTCGTAAATAATGATATGATAGTATTAGGTGGTAATATGAGACTAAAAGCCTGTAAAGAAGCAGGACTAAAAAAAGTACATATTATAAAAGCAGATACACTAACAGAAGAACAGCAAAGAGAATTTATCATAAAAGATAATGTTGGTTTTGGTGAGTGGGATTGGGATTTAATCGCTAATCAATGGGATGCGGAGCAAGTTGCTGAATGGGGTTTAGATTTACCACTTTTTGAAGATGATGAAGTATTAGAAGCCGAAGAAGATGATTACACAATGTCAGACAATATTCAGATTGATGTTGTATTAGGTGATTTAATAGAAATAGGTGATCATAGATTATTGTGTGGTGATAGTACAGATAGTGACCAAGTGGCAAAGCTAATGAATGGAGAGAAGGCAGACATGGTGTTTACAGATCCGCCTTATTCAATAACAACGCAAGGTTGTGGGGTTTTAATAAAGCACTTTAAAAAAACAGCAGAAAGGATAAAAGATATTGTTGATTTTAAACCCAAAGAGTGGTTACAAACATTGCCTTTATATTTTGATGGGAATATGAATTGCTTTATCTTTTGTAATAAAGATTTAATTCCTGATTACTTAAACTTTGCAAAAGAAAATAAATACAATTTTAATATATTAGTTTGGTGTAAAAAACAAGTAGTGCCATTTACAGGAGGGCATCATTATTCAGATATTGAGTATATTATTTATTTAAGTAAAAAACCAATATTTAACAATGGTTTGCAAAATGTAGAGTATAGAAAATACTTTGTTTTAGATAATGAAAAAAGCAAAGACCACCCCACTATAAAACCATTAGATATAATAAACAATGAAATACAAATAGGTTCTAATAAAAAAGGAATAGTGGTTGATTCTTTCACAGGTTCAGGATCTACAATGGTGGCAGCCCACCAATTAAAACGCAAATGCTATGGTATGGAATTAGACCCTAAGTACTGCCAAGTAATAATAGACAGAATGACAAAGCTAGACGATACACTGACAGTTAAGATAAACGGTAAGGAATATAAAAAGCAAACCGATGGCATACAAAACTAAAGAACTAGAGAAACAAGCACTAGAAGCAATAGAGAAATATAAACTATTCTTTATTGACGATGTAGTTAGTTACCTACCTTGTTCAACAGCCACTTTTTATAATCATAAACTAGAGGAATTAGAGACTATAAAAGAAGCTTTAAAAAAAGTAAGAACAGAAATTAAAGTATCGATGCGCTCGAAGTGGTACAAATCAGACAACGCTACATTACAAATGGGGTTAATGAAGTTAATCGGAACGGATGAAGAACGTAAGAAGTTAAGCCAAAACCATACAGACCACACCACAGGGGGTGAAAAGATAATCAACAAAATGGAAGTAATATTTAAAGACTTTTCAGAAGATGCAGAATAGTTGTCTCCACCCCGTGTGCAATGTTAACTAAACCCCTATAAACGCTACAAAGTGAAAATAGTTCCTAGCACGTATGCAGAGCCAATTTATGCTAAAAATTTCTATGAAGCAGATTTGTGGGGCGGTCGTGGTCGGAGTGGTTCGCACAATATTACACTTCATGCCTTATACATGATTATAACATCAAACTATTTTAGAGCGTATTTCACTAGAGCAATTCAAAACACAATTAGGGAAAGTTTATGGCAGGATTTCAAAGATAGGATTGAAGAAGTTGGAGACTTGAATGGTATTGATTTAATGAAGCAATTCGCTATTGATGAAAGTAAAATGAAAGCGGTTTACTTACCAAATGGAAACACTATAAAATCAAAAGGCTTTCGAGCATCTTCAAAAAGCAATACTGCAAATATGAAGTCTTTGGCAGGTGCAACTCACATTTACATAGAAGAAGCAGAAGAGGTCGGAGAAGAAGAGTATAACAAAGCAAAGGATTCACTTCGTACAATCAAAAACCCAGTCCAGATAATCAGAAGTTGGAACGCACCACCAAAAGACCATTGGTTAGTGAAAACCTATTTTGATTTGATGCCAGCTGGAATCGATGGTTATTATAAATTGAAGCCTAAAGGAATAAAAGGACATTTGCCTTTATACGCAAACTACTTAACCAACATAAAAAACCTAGACCCGAATACGGTTGCAAATTACAAACGCTATAAAGAAACTAATCCACGTTATTACTACAATCAAATATTAGGGTATGTTAGTGATGGTGGTGATGCAAAGGTGTATTTTGGTTGGAAGAAATGCAGTAATAAAGACTTTGATGAGGTCGATGCAGACCAAGAAGCCTATGGGGTAGATTTTGGAGACACCGCACCAACCGCAGTAATACATATAAAATACAAAGATGGTTGTTTCTATTCACGAGATGTATTGTACAAATCAATGCGGGCCTTAAAAGTAGAGTATCAAGACAAAATCAGACCCGAAGATGTTGAAGGAGTTGAGGACAATGAACACAATCAATGGCTAAAGCATAAAGGCGTTTTATCCTATGTTTTTAGTTTAATGAATGTAGATAGAAACAAGCCAATGTTTTGTGACCCCGCTCAAAAATCAATCATAATAGAGTTAAGGAATGCTGGCTACAACGCTATAAGAGCTAGAAAAGAAAAAGAAGCAAACATTAACTTCATCAATAGAGCAACAAACATCTATACAGAAGATTCTTACAACCTAGAAGAAGAATACAATCATTACTACCTTGAAAGAGATGTAAACAAAGTGCCTATTGATGGCAAACCAAAAAAAGGAAATGACCACATTTTGGAAGCACGAGAGTACGGATGCAGAGGGATTAAAGACATGCTAGGGTTACAATTATAAAAGATAAATAAAAAATGCTTAGTTTTGCGTATAATATATTACTAAATGGCTTACTTAAACTTCCGTACCAGACTGGCAAATTTAATTTTAGGTAACAATATACAAGGCTTACAGCATTACGAACGCTTCATTCCTAAAACGCAGTATAACGATTACGCAGAAGAATTAGAGAAGTTAAGAGTTGTGATGAGCAATCCAGCATTGCTTAGAGTTATTAAAATTAAATGTGATTTGTTTTCCATTGGCAAAATAATTGAAAAAGATGCACAAGGTGAAATAGTAGAAGAAAGCGAATTACAAACATTTTTTGAAAAGCCTAATTTCTTCCAAAACCAAAAGCAATTCTTATGGGATTTTATGTTTTGGACATCTTTAGGAAATGCACGTTTAATGGTCGATTCAAAAGTGCTAAATAACAATAATGTAATGTATTGGTTAGATAGCTCAAAAGTGGAGTTTTCAAAATACATACTAGACAATGCAGACAAATTAGTATTATCAAAACAAACATTCAAGAAGTTTCAAGACCAGAACATTGAGTATCGTTACACCAACGGAACAAAAATAAACATACCATTCAAAAAAATAATCAACTACACAGACAACACGAATGGTGCTGGTAATTGGTTTAATGGATTTAGCACTATTGAAGCATTATACAAAGTGCTATCTAATTCAGAGTTGAGCCTAGATGCAAAAAACACTAACTTAAATTTAGCAGGGCAATTTATGGTGGCGCATGGAGGAGGTTTAGATTCGTCTATGATGCAGCCAGAAGATAAAGAAAACATTGAAACTAAAATAGGTAAAGGTAAAAAGAACATTCACGCAGTACGCACAGCAATAGATATAAAAAGATTTGTTGAAGATATTGCAAAACTAAAACTAGACGATAGCTATAATAATGATTTACAAATTATCGGTTCAGTTTATGGGATTCCAAAAGATGTGATTGAAGCATTTGAAAGTTCTACTTATACAAATCAGCAAATTGCTAGAATGAGTTTAGTTGATTACGTATTGAAACCAAAATCAGAAGATTTTTTGGAAGGTATTAGAAAGCATTTTGAATACGCAAATGATTTAGAAATGAGTTGGGAGCATTGTTCATTTATGCAAGAAAGCGAAGAGCAGCGTTACTCAAAAGAATTAAAAAGAGCGCACGTACTTAGACGGTTATTAGAAAGCGGAGTTGATGCAGTAGATGCAGAAGCATTATTAAATTACGAATTTACAAACCCCATAAAATATGAAAAAGGAAATACAGGAGCTTCAACAGGATTTGGAGATGGCGAAAACAGCTAAAGAAAAAAAGATTATCTTTGAAAAAATTAGAAAGTTAAAAACAAATAACGAAATCATAAAGTAATGTTTTGCAAGGATTTAGAAAAGGAGTTTGAGACAAAAAAAGAAATGTTTGCAGCGATAAAAGCTAGTAAAGAGATTCTTCTTGCTTCAAAAAAAGCAGAAGTTAAGACAAAAAATAACCCTTTTGCAATTATTACACCTAAAGAATCAACGCAAATTAAAGGTAATCCAGACCTAGAAAAAGGATATTTTTATGCAGTTATTTCAAATACCAATTACCTAGATTCTCATGGAGATGTACATTTAACTAACTCGATGAATCAAACAGCAAAAGACCAAAACAATAAAGTGTATTACGTTGCTGACCATCAGTTGAAAGTGGATAGTATAATTGCTACACCTAAAAATGTAGAACTATCAATCAAAGAAACATCATTTATAAATATTGGAGTGGATTCTGATTTAAGTACCCAATTGTTATTGTTCAAAATTAAGAATGATAAAATCATACATTCAAAAGCAAAGCAGTTAATCGACGAAAAAGAAGAGATACAAAACAGCATTAGAATGATGTATGTTAAAATAGATGTTGCTTTTAATTCAACTGATGAAGAGTATAAGGAAGAGTACAAAAATTGGAATGAAGTATATCCGAAATTAGGAAATCCAGAAAAAGCAGCAGAAGAAGGTATGTTTTGGATTGTTAGAGAATTAAAAATAGTAAAAGAAGGTAGTATGGTATTGTTTGGTTCAAATGATGCTACACCAATAGAAAGTAAAGAAGCCGATATAATCACTTCAAACGATGCGTCGTTGGAAAACACGCAGGAAATGAGCATTAAATTGCAACAACTTTTAAAATTAACAAATTAAAATAATTATCATGGC